TCTACCAAGAAGTCAGGTACATATAGCCAATCAGTAGGTACTGTAACTGTAACTATGACGGCGCATGGGCTGATTAATGGGCAGCGGGTGTTTATAGAAATACTGACAGGCACAACTCGCGCTGGTATGTATAACATTACTTATATCAACGCAAATTCATTTTCATTCACAGCAATACCCAATGCAACTACATCAGGTAGCGTGAATATGTACCCTGACATACATGTTGAGATTGATACGTTCACTACGGTTGGACTACCTGTTAAAATTCCGGGTGAAGGTGTTCTTTGCCCAAATGGACTCTTTGTTGGCGTAGGCGCTTCTGTTACTTGCAGTGTATTTTACGGATAATCAGTAATCGTTATTTATAGGTAGAACATGGAACCGCAAACACTAATTAACCTAGGGGTTGGGGTTATTCTGACAATAGTTGGATGGCTCTCAAGACAGCTCTGGGATGCGGTAGAAAGAATGAAGACAGACATTAAGAATATTGAGATAACACTTCCTTCGCATTATGCGAGGAAGGACGACATCCAATGCAGGTTTGATAAAGTTGAAGTGATGCTAGAAAAGATCTTCGACAAGTTAGACCTTAAACAAGATAAGGCATAAACATGGCAGACCAAGCCGCATATACCGCAGGATTGAATAAATCGACTCCATCAGAAGAAGAACGTGCAGAGATGAAGCGTATCCGTGATGAGGCAGAAATGGATAGGAACACCAACCTTGGGTATGAAAGGGCTACACGGGCTACTCCTCCTGCTGGAATGACTCCTGTTGGTCCCCCACGCAATCAGCCTATTCGTAGAGCTAAGGGCGGGATGATCTCTGCATCTAAGAGAGCGGACGGTATTGCCAAGCAAGGTAAGACCAAGGGACGGATCATATAATGGAGCAGCCCCGCGATACCGGAAGAGGTCCAGTGCTGGCAAGGGCGGTAGAGTATGCAGCAAATTCGCCGGGGAGTGGTCCAGTATTGGCGAAAGGTTTTCAGGCTGCAGAGGAGGCTCCCGGCAGAGGTCCAATTCTGGCAAAGCTTTTTAAGATGGCTGAATCTTATGGCAAGGGTGAATCTGAATATAGAAAGGGCGGATTAGTAAAATCATCCGCCTCTAAAAGAGCTGACGGCATTGCAACTAAAGGTAAGACCAAAGGCAGGATGATCTAATGAAGGCTAAGAGATATGATATGGGTGGGTCTGTAAATGGCGGTACTCCTAATCCGTCTCCATTGCTTTCTATTAATGCACCTGACAATTCAACACCGGCTCAAAAGCCGGGGTTCTTGAGCGTAGCTCCACCGGTCGGCATGAAGAAAGGCGGATCAGTTAAGGGTGTACGGGGTGGCGGGATAGAATCAAAGGGCAGAACAAAAGGAAGGTTCGTCTAATGGGTGCTTTAGCTAATATGGGATACGGCGCTATGCTAGGTCCAGATCTTCAGGAGAAGATGACCAAGCCGTTTGATAAAGCATTGTCAGCTACAGAGATGGATGAGCCTAATAAAAAAATGATGAAAGAAGCCGGATACAAGAAAGGCGGGTCAGTTTCCAAAAGAGCGGATGGCATTGCAACTAAAGGTAAGACCAGAGGGAGGATCGTATAATGGGAGCAGCAGATCCAATTTTTAAAACGCCTACTAAAGCCCCTGCAGCCCCTGTAGCCTCTCCAGCTCCTCTGGCTCCATATGACCCAGATCCTTACTACGGGACGAATACCAAGACTCCTGCGTCCGCGCCTGTAGCCACACCTACCCCTGTGGTCGCTCCTACAGCCCCACAGCAGCCTCAATTCAATCCGTTCATGCAAACCTATGGACAGAACAATACGCCGCAGCAGCAGATGTTTAATCGCTTCCAGCCGCCGCAGCAACAATTCCGTCAGCCTCTCCTTTCTCTCTCTCCTGCTGTTCAAGGTCCGGTATACGCAGATCAAAGTTTAAACGCTCTGGGCAATCAGCCTCAGCAGTTTCAACAGCCTCAGTATGGTAGGTTTGGTCGCGGCTTTATGCCTCAGAACAGGGGCGGCTATGACCGCCAGATGGACCAGCTAAGGGGTCAGGGTCAATATGGTCAGCAGTACCCACAAAAGCAATTAGGGTTCATGAGTGACCTTATGAGTGGTCGTGAGCAGCCATCTGCACAGGCTTTATATAATGGACCAACGCAAGCTCAGTGGGAGCAAATGAAGAGTCAGCCAGCTACCGGCTATGAGGCGCGTCCTTCTTTAGGAGGTCAGGCTCCAGCAGGTGGCAAGGGCGGAAGCCCAGTAGCCTCAGCTCAGTTAAACCCATTCCAAGCAGCTTTAGTGAAGGGCGGGACTCCTTATGTACAGGGCGCTCCGGGCGCTCCTTATGCTATTGGTCAAGGTATCCCCGGAGGCGCTCCGGGTGGGTATATGCCTCTAATGAACTCAAATGGAACTCCAGTTAGCTCATTGGCAAGCGCGAACCCATCAGGTGGTAAGGGTGGAAACCCAACGTCTAATGGATCAACGGGTCAATATCAATGAAAAAGGCTAAGATAGCTATAGTAATGAGGGAGTTTAAAAAGGGGTCACTCAAGTCCTCATCAGGACAGAAGGTGACCAATCCGAAGCAAGCTATCGCTATCTCTTTGAGCGAAGCCAAACGAGCAGATGGTGCAGCTAAACGTAGCAAAACTAAAGGACGGACTCTATAATGATGAAAGCAAAAATGATGGCTAAGGGTGGTATGCACAAGATGCCAGACGGAAAGATGATGAAAGACTCAGCCATGAAAAATTTGGCTAAACATGCCGCTAAACCTGCTTCTAAAGCCCACGCTGGTCTTAAAGCTGGTGGCATGGCTAAAGATGGAATGTCAGGATTCCCAATCAAGCGCAAGGGTCCAGTAGATAAAAAGACTGTTGCCAAGTTAGCCAGCAAGATACTGGACGCAAAGATGGGAGCTGCGCCAATGGTTTCTCCAATGGCTCCTCCAATGATGTCTCCGGGCATGAAGAATGGTGGCTCAGTGTCTAAACGCGCTGATGGAATTGCTCAACGGGGTCACACCAAAGGCACAATGCTTCGCAAGGGCGGACGGGTCTGCTAATGTTGCCAAGCCGTGGAATGGGTATTATTAGCCCAGCTAAACTCCGTAAGATCAAGAAGCGTGATGGGGATAGCCCTGTCACGCTGTATAAACACGGCGGGGCTATAGGAAAGCAGCCTAAAGCTAAGTGATCAAGTGGGCTGAGTACCGAAAAGAATGCGGCAACGTGTTTGATTGGATAATACGGGCAACAGAAGAACGTAGAGACATGAAGTCTATTGAGGCAGAACGCTTCAGAGAGCTTTATGTTAAGAAGCCAATTGTAAATAAGAAGTAACTTATTATAGAGACTCTATAATGGCTAAGAGCAAAGTTAACGCTGCTGGTAATTACACAAAGCCTACCCTTCGCAAGAAGATTGTGTCTCAGGTAAAGGCAGCGGCAACTCAAGGTACTGGCGCTGGGGAATGGTCAGCTAGAAAGGCTCAACTTGTAGCCAAGAAATATAAGGCTGCTGGCGGCGGGTATCGTGACTAAGTGGTCTGACAAGCGTAAAAAGTCTATAGACTGTGATAACCCAAAAGGTTTTTCAGAGAAGGCTCACTGCGCTGGAAAGAAGATGGCAGGTGGTGGATTAGCTAAACCGCAACAGTCCCTCAAGGACTGGGGCAAGCAAGACTGGACAACCAAAAGTGGTAAAAAGTCTTCTGATACAGGTGAGCGATACCTTCCAAAGGCTGCAATCAAAAGTCTCAGCCCAGCAGAGTACGCAGCAACTACCCGTGCAAAACGTGCAGGCAAAGCAGCAGGTAAGCAGTTTGTGGCACAGCCCAAGACTATTGCAAAGAAAACAGCGGGGTACAGATAATGGCTAAGACTCCCGCATGGCAACGCAAAGAAGGCAAGTCTGAGAAAGGCGGTTTAAACGCCAAAGGACGAGCTTCATATAACGCAGCCAACCCAGACAAACCCGGTTTGAAGGCTCCGCAGCCAGAAGGTGGAAGCCGCAAGAAGTCATTCTGTGCAAGAATGTCTGGCATGAAAAAGAAGCTGACATCCGCTAAGACGGCAAATGATCCCAATAGCCGCATAAACAAAAGCCTTCGGGCATGGAAATGCTAAATGACCACATCAGGCACAGCATCATCTAACCTAGACCTCACTAACATTATTGAGGAAGCGTTTGAGCGCTGCGGGGCAGAGTTACGCACTGGTTATGATATCCGTACAGCAAGACGTAGTTTAAACCTCCTGACGGTCGAATGGGCTAACCGGGGGATAAACCTGTGGACGATTGAGGAGGGTGAGATACCGTTAGTTCTTAATCAGGTCTCATACAATCTGCCTGTTGATACAATAGATCTTCTAGAACATGTAACAAGGGTAGGAACGGGTTCAAGTCAGCAGGACTTGTCTATAACCCGTATTAGCGTATCTACATACGCAACCATCCCTAACAAGAACTCAACTGGTCGTCCTATTCAATTGTGGGTTAATCGTCAGTCAGGAGCCACCTACCCAATAGGTGGCAGACCAGAAGGCACAGACCCTACTACCGGGGTGGACCATCCGCAGATCTATGTATATCCAGCCCCAGATCAGAGCGATTACTACACGTTCGTCTACTGGCGCTTACGCAGAATACAAGACGCAGGCAATGGTATTAACACCCAAGACATCCCCTTCAGGTTCCTTACCTGCCTGATTGCTGGCTTGGCATACTACCTCGCCGTTAAGATAGCTCCAGACCGCATACAGTCCCTAAAGGACCAGTATGAGGAACAGTGGAAGTTTGCTGCTGAAGAAGATAGAGACAAGTCTCCAGTGAGATTTGTCCCTCGCAGGGCTTATATTTGTGGGTAATAGGTTTGCGTCCGCCAAGAACTCGATTGCAGAGTGTGATCGATGCGG